TTTCTAAATGTGCATCACAATTAGCTGGTGTATCTCCATCAAAATTTGATTTTCCTGAGTCAAAATTCCCTGTACGATTATCAAATAAATCATCAGGATTTCTAGCAGATTGAGTTAATGAAGCTGTAACTCTTACAGTATGTTTTGCACCTATATCAATTACATTAGCAAACTCATAATTACCTGATGCTAAAAAGTCTGCATTTGCTACACCTGAATCAAAAAATCTTGTTGTATTAGCATCAAACAAACCTGAAGCAGAATCAAATAATTCGCTTGAATTCAAAGTAAGTGAGTCGTCGGATATTGAAACATTTGTTTTAGTTCCAGAAAAAGTTGGATGTTCATTTACTGTTGTTATTGAGTTAAAGTTTTCTGCACTTGTTACATTTGAAACAATCGCTGTAGCATTAGAACTAAAGTTACCTAGTTTATCAACAGCTTTTATTAGATAAGTTCCAGCCCTTGCTGGTACTGTTATTGAAGTTGCTGGTCTTGAAACTTTAGTTACAAGATTAACTGAGTTTAACCAATCTCCAGAACCATCTGTTTTATCTGAGAATCTAATTTGATAAAAAGCTAAATCTAAATCTGAAATTTGTGTCCAACTTAAATGTGCATCGTTTCCTGTGATGTTACATGATAAATCTTGCACATCTGATGGTGGGTCAATAGCACCTACGATAGTCCTTTGTGCAGAAACATAACTTGAAGAAACTCCTAAACTATTAACTGCTTTTACTCTCACATCATACGTTTGTTGGTCAATTACGTTTAAAACTCTGTGATTTAATCCAGAACCTTGTGCATAAATAATAAAATTGCTATCTGTACTTAGTTTGTATTCTACTTGGTAAAAATCGACAAAACTATCAGGGGAAGCACCTATCGCAATATCTAATGCTACAATTACAGTTCCATCATTATATTCTACTAATGTATCAGATAAAGTTACACTAGCTGGTGGTTGAATATTATTTGGATTTGGTAAGTTTGTAGATGGTGTTGAAGTTACTTGAGTTTTGCTTGCAAATGTATAATGGCTATCTTGATGTTCAATTAAATTTAATCCAATAGTAAAATCTTCATTAAAAGATAATGCAACAACTCTAAAATTTTTAGACGAAAATCCAAGAGAACTATGCGTGATTCCTACTATGTCACCGATTGCTAAATCATAAGCATCAAAAGATACATTTATTCCTAAAGTTAATGCTTCTCTTGATCTTCTTAAAATAATTTCTGCCATCTCCTCTGCTTGATAAGGCGATGTAATAGTTTTAAAATCAAATCTACCCTCAAGTAATATTCCACCATCAACAGTTTTCATAGTTGCGTGACGATCTGCTGAAGTTAGCCCAGAGTCGTCTATAGGTGGAAACTGAACTTCATCTACTTGGAAATTTCGATCTGGATTTATAAAACTTACTATAACTCTATTATATCTATCGTTTTTATCTCTACTTGTTAATGAATAACCACCTATAATATCATCTTCATTTAAAGTTATTGATGCACTTCCTGTTGTTTCAATTACTAATTTATATTTTCCAGAAGTATAAGGTAAATATCCTCTGCAACCTTTTATTAGTTCTCTAACATTTTCTATCAGTTTTCTTGATGTATCAAGTACGGCATTTGTATCAAAAATATTTATATCACTACCACCTGAAAATGGTGTGACTTGTGTTGCACAAATAACCGAAGCATCATAAAAACTTTGCAAATCTATATCAGATGTTGATAATCCTTTTCCGTATCTTTCATTTGTTAAATAATCTAATAAACAAAAAGCTGGATTAGTTGAGTAAGCCGCAGTTTGAGCAACTAAACTTGAATTGTAAGTTACAATTTTTTTTCCTTTTATTTTTGCTTGCACTTTTGGTACAGCACCAAATACATCTTGATTCCATTTAAATCTTAATGCAAGGTAACACAAACCACTTAATTTATGATTACTTCCCCAACTAGATAATGTTGAAAGTAGTGATGATGCAGATTGACCATCAGTTCCAAAATGTGGTTCTATTCTAATTAAACTTGCACTATCTTTATAAAAATTACTATCTCCACTTCCTACTTCTACTTCTGTTCCATCAGATAAACTAGATGCCCATGTTACAACTTTATCATCCACTCTGACTTCTTCTATAGAATTTATTTCTCCCTCTGCCATTACTATTGCCATGTAAAGATAAGTATTATCTGTGCCAGATGTTTCTAAAAATACTCTAGTACCACCAACTAATCTTTCCCCATAAATCACAGGAATTGATGCGTCATTTGATTGTTTGTTTAATAAGATGCCTTTTTCAAAATCATCAAATTCATCTGTTCCAAAATCAGGAACATCAGGAGTTGGTATAAGCCATGAAATAGCTTTTGAAAAAATCTTAAATACTCCTTTAACTGCACCTTTAACAATTTTTTTTGCCGCTTTAAAAGGATTAGGAAAGCCCATTATGTTCTACCCCATTTAATATCTAAAACTGTTTGTGAACTAAAATTCATACCAACATCTGTTGAAAAAAATCTTTGTTGTGATGTATTGTTAGTTTTTCTTCCATTTTTTTTTTCGAAATCTGCCCAATGAGAAACTATACTTAAATTAACTGTGCTTTCTTGATCGCTTTCATCAATAGTAAATCCATCTACTTTACCTTTATAAATTAAAAAAGGGTCTGCAATTAAAGCATTTGAATCATTTAAAAAACCTCTAAAAATATCTACATTATCATTTATTACATTTTCATTTAAAACTGTTGAAATAAAAGTTTGATCTGCACCTGATAAAACTAAATTTAAACTTGATTTACCTATATCAGTTTGTTCGTTTATTTCTGAAATACCTAATATAAAATCACTTGCAGAGTATGTGACCGATGAACCAGATACAGAAGATGTCAATGAAAAAGAACAATCAGTAATATTAACAGGAGTGCCGAAACCAATGGTGATAAGGTGTACGGGTCTAATATCATTTGTTGCTAGTTCTGTCTTTACTGCTGATGTTAAGCTTCTCGTCATATTCTTCGTAAGTTGTTCTAATTATGTTTTCTGACCCTTTTAACATAGTAAAATTAAATTTGCTATCAGGTTTCTTATAGTCTTTTAAATCATTTGTTTTAGTATTTATTTGATCTTCTGTAACAATAGCTTCTGCAACAAAATCTGCACTTATGAGATGGGTAATTTTATATTTTTTCATTAAAGAGTTTCTTCAACATCCATCTGAAATTCGTATAAAACATCTCCATCTTTTGTTGAACCTATAGCACCAAATTCTTGAATATCATTTGTAAGATGAACTGTAAAAGGAACATTGTCATAGGTTACAACTGAATCATCTGCTAAAGCAGTAGTCAAAGGTGGTTCTATTGTTACTGTAGCCGCACTTGAAGAACTTGTTACATCTGCAACTACCATATAAACTTTATCATGTGATGCAAACTTTATAAAATCGCCAGCTTTAAATCTTCCAGCACCATCTCCAGCAAAAGCATCCATAGCAATCGTTGTGTCTCCAACTGCGTGAACTCCATTTACTAAAACTGTTCCTGTTTCATTTCCTCTAGCATCTTCTATTTCTGGTGGGATAATAGTAAAGTTTTCTTTTTGTGATCTTTGTTTTATTATGAAAGCCATAAGTTCGCCATAAACATCACTTCTTTTTGCTGTAATTATTTTTGCTGTAAATCCAAATCTTTGACCATCTATTTGTCTTGCTAATTTTTTTCCTGATTGAGATTTAGATATTATAGTATTCTGAATAGATCGAATACCCATTGTTTGAAATTTTGCATTTGATATTGGAAAAGCACCTGACATTAAATTAAAGCCTCTCTACCTGTTTCATTAACAGCACTATTAATTAATTGAGTTATTGTACCTCTTGATCTAAATAATAATTCCTCAAATCCAGAAGCATCTACTGTATTAATATTAAAATTAACATTTACTTCCCCACCACCTGTTCCTCTAGCAGATTGTGTTATTTGTCCTGTTTGATTAGGTACAAACATCTCTGCACCTTGTTCTCCAACTAATACAGGTTGTCCTTTGGCTACTGCACCACCTTTTTGAAATCCTTTTATTTTATTTACTAACTTCATACCAGCACCGATTGCTAATCCTGTTGCCGCAATATTAAATGGAAATGGTATTGAAGCAAATGTTTTTAAAGCACCCTCATAAACATACATTAATGCTTTTTTAATTGTGTCCATTTTAAACATACTTGTTGCTTTTTTAACTGCACTTTGAACTACAGAACCTATCATAGCTTCTACTAATGATCTTATAATAACTTGTTTTAAAGATTTAAAATTTAATTTCCCTGTCATTACAAAATCAGTTAAAGTATTTTTTAAAGATCGTATTGATGATTCTCCAGCTTCTTTAAATCTATCAAATACTGATACATCTAATCCTGATTGTAATCCCTCTTTAAATCCCTCAAATGCACCTTTGTTATCTTCAGGTTGCATTAGTTTTGCAAGTTTTTGTTGTTCGTCAAATATATTTCTATTTGCACCAATTAATCTATCTGCTCTATCTTTTTCTGCTTTTTCAAGTCTTTTAATTAAATCTAAATCTGCTTCAAAAGCATTAGTTACAAATTTTTTCGCTGTTTTTTGTTTTTCAAGTTCTTTTGTTGTTTCTTTTAATTGTTTATTTAATTCAAATTGATTTACAGTTTTATTTTTGCTTAGAAATATTAATGTTTCTAATTTTTTCTTCTCATCTTCTAATAATTTTAATTCATCATCTTTAAGTTTTATAAAATTATCAACTATTACTTTTTGGTCAAATTTATTTTTTAAAATTTTTTGTTCATTTTTAAATCCATCCTCTAATTGTGCATTTACAATTTTAAGTCTGTCTGAAGCTTCTTGAATATTATCTACATCGATTATTCCAGCTTCTACTTTAGTTTGTCTTACAAAATCATTTATTTTATCAATAATAAAACTAACACCAGCTAAAGCTACTGCACCTTTTTTCCCAAATAAAAAAGCACCAATAAGACCAACTTCTCTGACAAACTCAGGTAAAGCCATAAATCCATCTTTTATACTTTTAAGCACTGAGCCAATTTTTTGTAAAGTTGGTATCAACTCTTGTCCAACACTAACTGCACCTGTTACAGCTTGTGCTAAATTTTTTCCTACAGTTGTTGCTATCTCATCTAATTTCTCTGCATTATCAGATAAAAATTTATCTAAGTCTCCAAACTGTCTTTTTAATTCTTCAAAAAAACCAGCTTCAAGTAAAACTTTTTTAAAGTTAAATATTTTATCGCCAATCATTGAAAGAGTACCAGCAAAAGTTTGTGCTAATTCATCTGTAGATTTTCCAAATCTACCATCTCTGCCAAATACTTTTTCAAATGCTTGTACTGTTTCTTCTATAGAAACTGTTGCACCAGCTTTGAAACCAAGCATATTTCTTACACCTTTTTCTCTAAAAAGGTCAGCCGCACCAATACCAGCACTAAATGATCTTTGTATTTGTTCTGCCGCAGTTCTAAAATCTAAACCTGTTACTGCCGCAACATTTCCTGTAATCTCCAACATCTTTTGGAGATCATCTGCATTATCTGTAACTGTTGCTAATATACCTGAACCTGATTGTATTTCTTCTAGTGAAAAAGGAACTTTTGATGCAAACTTGACCATATTGTCAAAAGCTTTTGCACCCTCATTGGTATCTTTAAGTAAAAACTTTAATCTTGTTCTAAGGTTTTCTAAATTTTTTCCTGTATTTACTAAATTTCTAATTACTAATCCAGCACCTAAACCTACAAAAGCACTTTGAACACTAAATATAGAACTTTTTAATCTTCCTAATGCACCTCTAACACCACCGAGTGCCGCCTTTGTACGATCTCGTGCAACTATGTCTATATTTAATTTTTGTGCCATTATCTATTGAACTTTCTTGCTTCAGCTAATCTTTTTTCATTAATATACTGATCTTGCTCTTTTTTCAAGTAAGCAAGCCACAGATTATAATGGCTCAAGGGCATATCAAGAACTTCTTGGATTGTGAGTTTTAGTCTATCAGCGACTACTAATAGTGTGTGAGTATCAGAGTCGCTATTTACTTTTTTTGTGCTTCTTCAAATGAAGTATCTAGTAAGATTTTGTTTGCAATAGAGGCAACTACATTAGAATCAGCTTTTCTTTTTAAAGCAAACCTATCTTCTAGTTCAAATGCTTTTTTTAATTGACCCTTATCATCTTTAACTAATAGCTTCATTATTAATAAATCCACTAATACAGTTAGATCAGAAAAATTACTAGATTTCTTAAATATAGTATTTTTTTCTTCAAGTGTTAAAGGTTCAGAATAAAACACAGATGGATTTCCATGTTCATCTTTCCATTCTTCTACTTCAATAGTAAGAGTTTGCAGACCCTCAAAATGAGATTTAACTCTGTCTATAACTGACATAAATTAATATTAAGCAGTTCCTCTTGTTAATGTTCCTGTGCCTTGAAAAGTAACTGATCTTGTAGTTATTCCATCTAAAGGAACACTTACACTCATACCTGTAATAATCCCTGATCCTGAAAAAATTTCATCTCCTGAACCATCTCCCTCTGCACCTAATACAAAAGAGATAGAAGTTCCAGCAGTTAATGTTTGCTGTGGAGAATCTGTTTCATCATAACTCATTTCTAAAGTTCCAGAAAATGATGTTCTTCCAGCTACAAATGATTTAGTTGAATCAGATAATTGAGTATCCTCTACTACATCAGCAGTAGTCTCTAGTGTGAAACCTGTAAGTTCGCCTATACCTGTTCCACCAGCTTTAACTACTCCTTCTTTTCCGTGATGTGTTGCCATTTTTTATCCTTATTAGTTTTTGGTTTATTTTCTTGCTCTTGTTTATATCCAAGTGCAATAAAATTTTCAAGTTGAGTTTCGTTAATTATAACTTCATTCCCATCTTTGT